TGGCACAAGGGTAAACGTAAAAGTTGCTGTTGGCGACTATACAGAAGACAACCCTGTTATTATTCCAGACAATGTTGTTGTAAAAGGCGACGGTTTGCGTGGATGTATTGTGCGTCCTGCGAATGCTAACTTGGACATGTTCCGTGTTCGTAACGCTTGTTACTTTGGTGAATTTACTTTCCGCGACGGTATTGATGCTAACGGAATTCCTGTTATTACTTGGGATTATGCAACAGTGTTTGATGATCCTTTTGCAACTGACGTTACCGACCGTGCAGAATATACAAACCTGCCAGACTCAAGACCAAGAATTTTTACATCTCCATATACACAAAACTGTTCGATTATTTCTTTCTTAGGTGGTAGTGGTGCTAAAATTGATGGTGCATTAGTTGAATCGCCTAACGTTCCTGATTTTCCAATTGAAGCAGAGAATCCAGCTATTGGTGCTGTACCTGAACAAGGTAAATCGATGGTTGCTAACGCATACACCATGCTTTCGTTTGGTGGTACAGGTTGGCGACTACTTAACGATGCTTATGCACAGATCGTTAGCTGTTTCCAAATTTTCCTACTCAACGGTGTTTATACACAATCAGGCGGATATTGCTCAATTACTAACTCTGCAACAAACTTTGGTTTGTATGCGCTACGTTCAAGTGGTTATTCACCTAAAGCATTTGAATTTGACCGTGCTAGTGTTACTGCTACAGGTCAAAGTGAAGGTAAACAAACACTTACAATTGTGGGTATTAATCGTGATACTCCTGTTGAAGAATTTGTTTTACGTTTTAGAGAACCTGGATATAGAACAGCATACGATACATTAATAGCTGAGAAAAATACTATTGCTGATGACACAGTAACTTGGATTCAAGCGCAAATAGCCGCTGCAACTCCTAGTATTTGGGCAGGATTTGATTACAATGTAGAAAAATGTAAACGTGATGTCAATCTTTTACTAAATGCAATAAGACAAGATGCTGTGTTTAACAGTAATTACAGAAGTGTAAGTGCGGGTTTACGCTACTATAATGGTACATTTGATACATTACCAGATCAACGTGATCAACACGTTGAAGCATTTACATATGCTAAAAGTATTACTGATGATTATCTTGGAGATAGTACATTTATAGCTCGTGTAAATGCCCTATGGGACGAAATTATAGATATTGTACAAAACGGCGAAGGTGCTGCTGATGCATACAGTTTCCCAACACCAACAGGCGGATCAAATAATGCTAGTGACGCAGGTTACGCAAATGCAGTACAACAATTAATTGCAAACAAAGCATTTGTCCAAGATGAAGTTACTGCTTGGATAGCTGATCAAGTTTCGGCAGGCACTTCACCATTTGCAACTAATTTTGCTTACAATTCTGCGAAATGTCAAGAAGATATTGGATTGATTATCGACGCCTTGATTTATGACTTAACATATGGCGGAAACTTACAAACATATGACGCTGCATTGGCGTACTTTGTCGGTACAGTAGCACAATATGGTTCTGGTAAAAAAGAAGAAACTATTGCTGCTTATGGCAGACTCAAAACAGTAATTGGCGAAGTTATACTAGAAACTGCTGTTACAACTTCAAGTGGTACAACAGAAGTGCAAGACACAAGTGGCACTGCTGGTTCTTCAGCTGCTGCAACAAAAGCAGAATCTCTAGTGCAAGAAATTATAGATTATATTGATGCAGATGGCGATGCAACAATAAGTGAACTTGAACAAGATTATCCAGATATTTCTTGGACAACACAAAGTTTACAGGATAATTATAACTTACTTGATTACACAACAAGAATTAATATTGCTCAAAATGTAAACGAATACATAGAAGAACAAATTGCACCAGCTATCTGGTACAACTTTACATACGACATTGAAAAATGTCGTAGAGATACAAGACTAATTGTTGAAGCTGTTGCACAAGATACTTGGGATACTGGTAATAGATACACACGTGCCGCAGGCTTGTCTTACTATACCAACAACTTAGCAGATAGTACTAGAAGTCAAATTAGTGGACAAGAACGTCAAACTATTGCTGCTGTTGAAAAAGCAAGTGAGTTAGCAAACACAGCAATAAGTGGACTAACAGGTGTTACACTAGCAATCGAAGACTTTGTAGATTCAAGATTTGAAATTGTAAAAGAAGCAATTAGAGATCCTGGCGATATTCCGTCATACACTGAGGTTAGTTCAGAAGGTGATGTAACAAACTCATATAAACCAGCACCAACTGAGCAAACTTTTGATGCAAGTGCAGATGTTAATGCTGGCACAAGTATCTTTACAATCACAGGACATGGATACACAAATGGACAAAAAGTTATATACGATCCAGACGGAAACACACCAATTGGCGGTTTAGATCCAGAACAAACATACTACATCAAACTAATCGATGAGAATGAATTTACTTTAGCATTTGATGATAGTTTGGAATTCGATGTTGTATTGTTTACCGGCTTTAATAATAGCGGAACGCATAAATTCTTATCAAATATTATAGAGTTTTTTGTAGAAGAAATTTTAAGCAGTCATACAACTTATCAACAGTTAATACTTGAATCAGGGTCTGAAAGTTACGAATTTGTTCCAGGTAGACAGATTACAGGTACAACAGGAGTAAACAATAATGCTGCTATTGTACACAGTTGGACACCTATAGAAAGAAAACTTATTGTTAGTGTAGAACAAGTTACAGTTGGATCAAGCACGTTACGTATTCAATTTGATGCAACTAGTACAATTACCAGCGATCATGCTGGTTCACCTAACACAAGTATTGGTGTAAACGAAGTTAGTGCAGTTAGAGATTTAGGTACTGCTACATTTACCGTTACTGCTACAGACGGTACAAGTAGTCTAACAAACCTAAGTAACTTACCAGAAAAATCAGTATGGTTCCACCGACCATCGGTTGTTAACTCATCTGCACACACTTGGGAATATGCAGGTTCTGGTACAGACTATAATGCACTTCCACAAAACGGTGGTAACACAAGAGAAGAATATGAACAGTTTGAAGAATTACCAGGTCGTTGCTACTCATCAGGTACAAACGAACTTGGTGACTTTAAGGTTGGTGACTTTATTACAGCGTTCAACAGAACTGGTAACATTACATTTAGAAACAAAGTGCAGGTGGACGAACTTGACGCATTGAGACTGAGCTTGTCAGATGTTGCTATTGAAGAAATTTCAACCAGTGTTAACTTGGGTGACGATGAAATCGGCGGTCCTAGTGATGCTAGACTTTCTACACAGTTAGCAGTAAGAAGTTTTATTAGTAACAGGCTAGGTGGCTTTGTTGACAAAACTGTGTCTACTGCGGCTGTTCCGGGTGCTATTGTTCAGTTGAACACAAACGGTCAGTTGAATGCAGACTTGATTCCTGCTACACGTCAGTTTACAAACACAAACACAAATGGTTATCTGTCTAGACTAGAACAAGTAGATAATATTCCAGCAGCTGATCTAAAAGCTGGTGACATTGCTACTGAAAACTATCAGCAAGTTGAACTTACACTTAGTGGTAATATAACAGCCAACGACGGCGATGTGATTACCCAACCAGGAGTTGAGGGAGCTATTGCATATGCAAAAGGTAGTTACGATAATAGTGGTAATATTCTAGTTGCTTCGCAAGGAGAGCGTTGGGATGAAACAGCAGATAGTACTGCTGATCCTTGGGAAGTAAGTGCCGGTACAATTTATATCAACGGTGTTGACTCTGGTTTAACCGTTGATTCAAAAGGAAGTAGTTCCGATATTATTGACAACTTCTTTTTACGTTCAAGTATTTCAAGTCAATACCTTGTGCTTGATCCAGATGACGATTACACATTTACAAGTCAAACTATTACTAACATTGCAAGAAGTAGTAATGTTGCTACAATTACTACTAGTGGTGCTCATAATTTCCAAATAGATAATAATGTTCAAGTTGTTGTCGAAGGAGATACAACATTTACAGTTAATGGTAAAATATTAAGTGTTCCTTCGTCGACTACATTTACAATTGCAAATACAGGTAGCGATGTATCGAGCACAGGAGATAGCGGTACTGCTAGAACTATTGTAACAAGTGCTGATGGTAATGCTCAAGGTGCTGTAAGCGAAGTTCGTTATGGTGTTTTAACAAACGTAGACAATGGTAACATTACCGGCGGTAGTTTGTATACTCCTACAGGCGGAACGTTAGTTTACGAAAATGTTGCACTAACAAATGTATCAGGTTCTGGTTCTGGAGCAACAGCTGATATTACTGTCACAGCAGGACAAGTTACTGACGTTGATATCAAAACAGGTGGTACTGGATACGCTGTTGGAGATACATTATCGACACTTGCAAGTTCAATAGGCGGAACAGGTAGTGGCTTTGAAATTGACGTTTCTTCTATAGAAAAACGTGCATATGTAAATATTCTAGGTGGTGAATTATTTGTCGCTAGTGCAACAAGTATTGACTTTGTTGAAGATAATTCAGCAGTACAAAATGCTAAATTTATTAACTTAGATGACGAAGAATCTAAAAACTTCCTTGCAGGTACAACTGGTGGTGGCGGTGCTGTTGACTATACTACATACAGAATTACCATAGCAAATCACGTGTTTGGCAATGGAGACCCTGTTGTTTATAACACATTAGGAAATGTTGCTATAGGTGGATTAATAAACGGTCAAGTTTATTATACAAAAAGAATTGACAATAGCACTGTAGAGTTGTATGAAGATTTTAGTTTGTTAAATCAAGTAGAATTTTTAACTACTCCTGCAAACAACAACCATAATATTACACGTAGAGTGGTAAACCAAGTTGACAATAGTTTAACAGTATTAGCACATGGTTTGACAACTGGCGATGCTATTAGAATTGAAACATTAAGTGATGGATCTACTGCTAACGAGCTATTCAGTGTTGCCGGAGATCCTATAGCAACTGGTAGTAGATTCTTTGTAGGCAGTGTTACTGATAATAGTTTTACAATACACGAACTTAGATCTGATGCACTAGCAAGTATAAATGGACTAGTAACAAATGCTAAAGATATTGACGGAGCAGGTGTAGGTAGTGCAGAAATTATACCAAACAATGTTCAAGTATCAGCAGTGATAAACACTTCTAGTAGAATAAAAGCAAACTGGAACACACTAGCAGTTACTAATATCGATGCTACAAATATTATTTCAGGTACGATTAGTCCTAGTAGACTTGCAAGTTCTGGTGTTGCCAACACTGATACATTCTTAAGAGGTGATAGTAGCTATCAGACTGTTGTACAAAGTTTGAAAAAAGCAAACACAACTGACAACCCGATTACACTTACAGGTTCTAGTTTAGGCGGAGAATTCTATGGAGATCCTGTAAACATTGGTATTAGCAATGTTGATTATGATCCACTTGGAACTTTCTCAACGTTAGGTGTTGCAAGATTTATACAACAACAATTTGATGTTAACACAAACGGATCAGGCGAAGTGTTTATTAAAGACGGTGTCGTTGATGCTGGTACACTTGATAGTTTAGATAGTGCATATTTCCTCAACCCAGCAAACTTAACCAGTTTAGTTCCGGTAAACAGAGGCGGTACTAACATTAGTACATACGCAGTAGGCGATATACTTTATGCACAATCAGCAGGTAGTTTAAATAGATTAGAAATAGGTAGAAACAATAGTTTCTTAAAATCTAATGGAACAACTCCAGAATGGGGTACAGCACTTGATCTTGCAGAAGGCTTGGACGTTGGAAGTGCAAACTTAACATCTAGCAGCACAGGTCTTGGACAAGTGTACAATACAAATGTTACTTCTCTTGAAATAGGCGGCGCCGCTGAAAATGTTAAAATAGGTGCTTCGAGCACTGGTAGAGATATTAGTGCAAATGTTATTAGTTATGAAGCAGCAACTAGCCAGGATGTTACTGTCAATCTAAACAGTATAGCAAGACAAACAAATGCGGCAAGTGCAAATGGCGAAAATGTAATTCTATTTGCTGATACATCAAACATTTTGTTTGGTATGCTAGTAACAGGTAGCGGAAACATTCCAGCTAATACAACTGTTACAGGTGTTACCGATGCAGGCGAAGTGTTCATAAGCAATGATTTAACTGGTAGTATACTTACAAGTACAAATATTACTTTCACAACTACTCCTTTAACATTAGGTATCCGTGCAGGCGACACTGTAACTATAAACGGCAGCGGCATTACAAATGTTGATGGTACGTGGCCAGTTCTAGGTGCAAGTGAAACTGCAACATCATTTACAGTAAGAGTTGATGCAAACGTTAGTGCAGATCCAGCTATAACACAAAACGGTACAATTGTTAGAGATAATACACTATTGTTGAGAAACAGAAATGTTATACTGGGTAGCGCAGAAGCAAGTGCATCTCCAGTTGATGCTGTAATCAAAGGCGAAAGCGGTATTGGTAATAATATCGCAGGCGGCGATTTAACACTTGCAGGCGGTTTAAGTACCGGTAGTGCAACAGGCGGCAGTGTAATTATTCAAACAGGTGATACTGGTACGGCAGGCGATATTGAGCAAACATATACAACAAGAATGACAATCAACACCGACGGTGATGTAATTATTCCAGGTTATGTAAACTTAACAGGCACAGCAGGATTAAAAGTACCAGTTGGAACATCAGCCCAACGTCCGGGTGAAGCTGGTGTAGCAACAGGTGAAGCACAAGGTCAAATACGTTATAACACAAGTGATAGTACATTTGAAGGCTATGACGGAGCAAACTGGGGTAGCTTAGGCGGTGTTAAAGACGTTGACCAAGATACTAAAATCGAAGCTGAATCCAGTGCAGGAACTGATAACGATCAATTAGATTTCTACACAGCAGGCACTCAGCGTATGCAAATTGGTGCAACAGGTGATCTAGCGTTTGGCGACGGTCTTAACAAATTTAATGTTGCATTTACAACAGGTAACACTGATATTGCAGGTAACTTGGTTGTTACAGGTGATTTAACAGTAAACGGTACTACAACTACAATCGATACAGCAACATTAGCAGTTGAAGACAAAAATATTGAGCTTGGTAATGTAACAACACCAAGCGATGCAACAGCAGACGGAGGCGGTATTACACTAAAAGGTGCTACAGATAAAACTATAAATTGGGTCAATGCAACCGATAGTTGGACAAGTAGTGAAAACTTTGAACTTGCAAGTGGTAAAGCGTATCGTATCAACGGAGCAAGTGTTTTAAGTTCTACAACACTCGGTGGTGCAGTTGTTAACTCAAGTTTAACAGGTGTTGGTACAATTGGCACAGGTGTATGGCAAGGTACTATTATTAGCCCAACTTACGGTGGTACAGGTGTAAACAACGGTACAAAAACTATTACACTAGGCGGTAACTTCACACACAGTGGAGCACACACACTTTCACTTACAACTACAGGTAATACAGCATTAACACTTCCAACAAGTGGTACACTTGCTAATAGAGGAAATCTAAGTCAATTTGCTGCTACTACAAGTGCGCAACTTGCAGGAGTGATAAGCGACGAAACTGGTAGTGGTGCTCTAGTATTTGGTACAAGCCCGACTATTACAACAGGACTTAATGCTGCAAGTGCAACAATGGCACTGTTTGATACCACAGCAACAACAATTAACTTTGGTGGTGCTGCAACAGCAATTGATATTGGTGCTGCAACAGGTACAACAAGTATCAACAATAACTTGGATGTAGATGGTGATGTTAATGTAGATGGCGGCGATATTACTACAAATAGTAGTACATTTAACCTAGTAAATACTACAGCCACAACTGTCAATATTGCCGGCGCTGGTACTGGCATAACTATCGGTGCTGCAACAGGCACAGCAACAATCAGGAATGCTACAACCACACTTAACGGTAATCTAAATGTTAATGGTACAACAATTGACACTGACGAAACTGGTACATTTAACCTAATAAAAGACAATGCAACTACTATTGCATTTGGTCAAGCAGCAACCAGTATTGTTGTTGGCGAAACAACTGGTACAACTAGATTTAGACACAATGTTGACGTTGACGGCAACCTAAATGTTGATGGAACGTTTACAGTACCGGCAATCAACAACACACCGATTGGTAACGTCACTCCAAGCACAGGTGCATTTACAACACTAGCAGCTAACAGTTTTGTAACATTTACTGATGCTACAAATGCTGATAGAACTGAAACATTTGCTGATGACCCAGCAAGTGTAAAACTAACAGGTGGTATACGTGTTGCTAAAGATGTTGTTGCTGACAACTTCTGGGGTGACATTGCTGCAAGCCAAATTACAAGTGGTACATTTGCAAATGCACGTATTAGCAGTGGTAACGTAACACAACACCAAGGTGATATCACTGGTACTGGTGTACTAAACAGTGGTAGTATTAACACTGGATTTGGAAACATCAATATTGGTACAAGTATCTTTACTGGTAGCGGTGCAGGATTAACAAATGTAAATGCTTCTAGTATAACATCAGTCAACAACAGTGTTATTCCAGATGCTGCTATTGCTGCTTCGAGTATTACACAACACCAAGCAAGTATCACAGGAACCGGTGCATTAAATAGCGGTAGCATAACTGACGGCTTTGGTAGCATTAACATTGGTACAAGCACATTTACTGGTAATGGTAGTGGACTAAGCAGTCTAAATGCAAGCAACTTGAGCAGTGGTACAGTAGCAGGTGGTAGACTTGGTGGTAACCAAAGTATGGCAGGTGTTAAAACATTTACCAATACAAGTGCAGCATCAAGTACAACTACTGGTGCAGTTAGAATAAATGGTGGACTTGGTGTACAGGGTGCTATTTACGGCGGTAGCTTTAACGGTACAGGAAGCGCACTTACACAACTTAATGCAAGTAACTTGAGTAGTGGTACAGTGCCTAACGCACGTATTGACGGAACATATGGTAACTTAACAGGTACTGGTGTACTAGATGCAGGTGAAATTACTACAACATTTGGTAACATCAACATTGGTACAAGTACATTTACTGGTAATGGTAGTGGACTTACAAATGTTGATGCAGATTTACTAGATGGTATAAACAGCACTCAATTTGTACGCAGTGATCAAGCTGATACAATGACTGGTCTATTAACAATGAGTCATGCAGGTGACGAAATGATTCGCATGGCAGATACCAGTGCAACTGGTAACCCATACATCAGTTGGTATCAAGCAGGTACTCGTAGAGCTTACATGCAGTTTGTTGACAGTGGTAACAGAGTGCGTATCTACAACGATGTACACGACGACTACATTGACTTGTTAGGTGGTGTAAATGGCTTGAAGCACAATGCAGATGGCACAGAATACACTGTTTGGACCAGCGGTAACGACGGTTCTGGTAGCGGACTAGATGCAGACTTGCTAGATGGAGAAAGCAGTGCATTCTACCGAAATGCAAGTAACCTAAACGCTGGTACATTCCCAGATCTGTTTAGTGCAAGCACACGTTATAACATTGGTTTGATAGACGGTAACGGTTCACAGACACGTGATAAGATCCGTGTTTGGAGCAGCGGCACATACACAATTGGTATGAAATCAGGATACACATATGGCGGTCTAAACGATTATGCTATGAGTTTCCAAATGAGTAATACCAATGATAGAGGCTTCTGGTGGGGTGATTCGTCTCACGCTGATTCTCAAGGTGCTATGGCACTTACCACAGATGGTGAGCTAACTGTTGCAAAAGCAGCTAGAATTGGCTTTGGAGAAGGTGATACTACTAGCCCAGGTACTAACTATATGTTAGAAGTTAACGGTACTTTTGCTGCTGTAAGCAAGAGCTTTGTAATCGATCACCCAACCAAAGATGGCATGAAGTTACGTCACGGTACACTCGAAGGTCCAGAAGATGGTGTATATGTACGTGGCAGACTGAAAGATACAAATGTAATTGAGTTACCTGATTATTGGACTGGTCTTGTACATGAAGATACTATTACTGTTAACTTGACAGCAATAGGTGGTAAACAAGATATTTGGGTTGAAGATATTGTTGACAACACTGTTATTGTTGGCAGCGATGCACCAATCAACTGCTTCTACACTGTGTACGGTGAGCGTAAAGATGTTGACAGATGGGATACGGAGTATGAGGAGTAATATCATATGGCAACTACATATGGCAGACAGTTTTGCGCAGGATATTCTGTAATAGGAAAACCGAATCCTCCGGGCCATGTTGACATTGAAGACATAACAACCAGCGGGTGGTACAGTATTAGAACACCCGTTGGTTTTTGTCACACATGGATTGAATGTGACTTCGAATCTAACAGAAACTGGGCACTTGTACTAGCAAACAAAAATAATACAAATGGTATGGAATTATTACGCTGGAATGACGCAATCGAAAAAGTAAACATTAAATCAGGTGAAAAAAATACAGCAGTAACAAATTTTAATACACTTGGTAATTTAAAAGATTACAATGTCTGGGTAGGATTAAACTTTTGGAAATATCTCGGACAACGTGAGTATTTAGATAAAGTTACAGTATATCAGTATGTGAGTAGTAAAAATGATACAAGATTAAGTTCAACTGAAACCCATAACAAACACGCTAAATGGACGTTTACTGATTTTAGCGATATGTACGCTTTTGAAAATGTTTATCAAATATCAGATGATACTGATCTTAACATGTACAACAATCATTTAGCAACATTTGATTCTGATGAAGACGATACTATTGAAAAATTTTACGGATATGCTAAAAATAATCAATATTGTGGAGTGTATGTATCATGAATAAAGTGAGGGATATGTAATGGGCGCACACAATGGAGCAAAAACAATAATAAACGGATTGACTCATTTGTTTGATGCTAGTAGTGTTGACGGCAATCCGTGGAAACACAACAGATCAAACATACTACCTAGTTGGTTAACATGGAGTAGCGGTACAGGAAATACCACCGGTTATAATGCAAACGGTAGTGCAAGTGAACAAAATAGATTTTGGAACAACGGAGCAGAAAATGACGTAGGTAACGCAACTCCGTTTAACCCAAGACAGATTGCTCCTATAGAAAGTGAGTGGATTACTACTCCTGACTCCACTAGTGGCGCTGATGGAGGATGGAATAGTAGTTACTATTCGATTGACAGAAATTACACATATCGTTGGACTGTATGGGTTAAAAGACACACCAGTGCCACAGGTGGAACTTTTTATCTAGGACTAAACCCAGCACCAATTAGAAACGATAATGGTGCAAGTCAAAACAATCCGTATTTTACATATCCTAGCCAGTCAAGTTTAACATTTAACGTTTGGTATCTTGTTGTAGGACATTGTTTTTATGAAGGGTACACTGGCGGCAGACATCCAGACAGCGGATGGTATGAATTAAAATCAAACACTTCACTTAACGGAGACCTTAACTCGAGATTCTTAGAAAAAATACCAGATAAAAGTTATGGTAATGTTGGCACCGAAGACGTGAGATGGGCAAGCAGTACAACCCAAGCACTGCATAGAACATATCATTATTATACAACTAATACATCAAGTGGATTAACTTTTGCATATCCGAGATTAGATAAATGCGATGGTACTGAACCAACAATTGGACAATTGTGTACAAATGCTAAAGTAAGTTTAAAAAACTTAGTCGGTACAGACGGGCATATGGGAGTAAGATCTCACACTGCCGCACAAAATCTTAGTTATGGAGAAGAAAACGGTGTAGAATATATTAGATACAGCGGATCAGATGTAGGTGCCGCAGGGGTAATGTTTTCGCAATTTAATTATAGTAGTCAAGACTATACTGTTGTAGCAATAACTAGATATGCACCAGGAGGAAGTCCAAAAGGAAGAATAGTATCTGCCACTAGTAATAATTGGTTGTTAGGACACTGGAGTGACACGACAGAAAATCATTATGCAGCAGGATGGGTAAGTAGTGTTGATGCCGGGGGCACTGATACCAATTGGAGAATATATGTAGCCACAGGTAACATAGGTAGTGATCAATACAGTTTTTGGGTAAATGGATCGAAAGTTATTAATAATAGCACAGGAGGAAGTGCAGGACCTAATGGACTAAGTTTATTTCATTACGATCCAGGAAACAGTGAATGGACAAATGGAGATTTAAATTATCTAGCAGTATACAATAGAGTGTTAAATGATGCAGAAATAAAAACTGTATATGCTAGTTTAAAAGGAAGAGTTGGATTGTAATGGCTGCTAATTTAGGAAGACGTACACCAGGAGGTGCTGATGCACTTGTAATGAGTGTTGATGCTGCCAACGATCGTTGCCAAAGTAGAAATTTATATTTGTGTCCAACTTGGGGAGAACCTGGATTAACACAAACCAGCGGTAACATGGGTGTTGACGGAACAGGCAATTTTTTCCGTGTTCCTATTGGAGACATTGTAGGAAATTACAAAGTTACAGGCACAGACATAGTTTACGGATATAACTTAGGTGGTACAGGGTGTCACTATAAAGGTTGGGATGTAAATATAGGAGACGGAAACTATACATTTGCATTTGATTACTATGTAACCGAAGATGCTAATAACTTTCCAACAGTAAACTATCTAGCAAATTTAGAAAGACGTGTAGGAGGCAGTGCTGCTACTAATAGTATAAAAGGAAAGTGGCAAACAATATCGTTTGGTGGTAATAACAGCGGAGTAGGACTTATACGTCCGTTATTATATCCTGGTGCATGTAGTAGCAGTTATCTAGCTAGTAGCGGCACAATATACTATAGAAATCCAAGATTAACAGTTGGAACTAGTTTAGGAGCTAACGATATTGATACAAGTGTAGGCGGAAGAGGCGGAACATATAGTTATAGATTACAAAATGATTTGACTAGAATGTTTGATATGGTTACTGGAAACTTTTTTGGAGCGTCTAGCGATAACGGCAGACCATTAGAACATGCAGATGGCGGCGGAAGTTGGAACTTTCAAGCAGGTACAGATTATTGGGTTATGGCAGGTGCAAATACACAATTAGATAATCAGAATTATACTATAGAAGTTTGGGTAAAGACAGATAACTTGAATCAAAATGGTTTTTGGTTTGAAAAAGGAAACGTTAACACACAATATAGTTTGTTTCAAGAAGGAAATAATATTGTGCATAGAACAAAATTTACCAACGGAACTTTAGATAGTTTGTACACTACCACAGCTACTTATATGAATACAAGTACATGGTACCATGTGGTAGCCACTTATAACGGATCGACAAAAATAACATATATTGATGGTGTACAGGTAAGCAGTAAAAGTGTTAGTGCTACTGTTGCTGTTGACCCTAATGGAGTATGGATTGGTCGTTATGGAGGCGCTGGTAGCTATCAATATGATGGTAAACTTGCAAAGTGTAATATTTATAATAGAGCGTTAACTGCCGACGAAGTAGAAAATCAATATAGATATGACAAAGGGAGATTTGATAAGTAATGGCAATCAAATTTGGAAATCCAAAAGTAGTAACTAATGCTTTGATTTGGGCAGTTGACATAGGTAACAACGGCTCATATCCAGGCAGTGGTACTACAGTTTATGATATTGTAGGTAATCGAAATGCAACGCTGAGTGGAACTATAAATTATACAAGCGACTTTGGCGGCAGATTGGCATTTGCTGGAGGACAAACTAGCTCATATATAACATTTCCTGAATCAGCTTTGCAAAGTTTAACAAATAGCTATGAATGGACTATAGAAACTGTTTTCAGTATTGATAATCAAAGTGGTACAAATTATTTTCATAGTATGGCAAGTTCGGCTAACAACAATGTTCACATCATCCAAAAACAAACTACTTTTTTTGCTTGGAACGAAACTCGCACAGGCGGATCAAATGTTAGTTTTTCACCTGATGAAGTAATGATTTTTACTATACGTCATAGCGGCACTAGTCAGGAATATTATAAAAACGGAAGCTATGTTGGAACATGGACACAGGCTAACGATATAAAAACAACACAAGGATGGATATTAAATCAAGAACAAGACAGTGTTAAAGGCAGTTTTGATGCAAATCAAGCAACTGGTATGAAATTTTATTCTTGTAGTTTGTATGATAGAGCCCTACAGGCAGAAGAAATATCTACAAACTTTTCTGTAAAACGAGAAAGGTATAACTTATAATGGGAATGCATTTTGGCGGAAGACCGCAATTAGACGACACAACCAATTACGCAGCAGGAGAAGATAATTGGGCAACAGAAGACTTTGTTTTTTCAGGAGTAATTGGAGGAACAAGCGGAAATCTTGATGGTAATTTAAATGATATTACTGTTTCACACGATGGTAAACATGTTTGCGTAGTAGATTTCTCAGCTGCTGACCTAACTATTGGACACTATGAAAATACTCCATGGAATTTTTCAACTGCTAATAGAACCGAAAACAATAAAGTATTAAACACTTCTAATGCTTATGTAGATTGGTGCGATAATGGCAATAAATTACATGCTGCTACTTTTAGAACTAACACTACCTTTACAGATTTTGAAAATAGATACAATACACCAAATGGCACTGCAACCAATACTACTGTGTCAAGAACATCTATCGGCGGTGATACCGGTAATGCGTTACTTGCAGGCGATTGGAGTATTGACGGACTTAATTTTTTATTTGCTTGTAACCAAAGTTCGACACAAAATTTATATCAAATAAGATGTGAAAGTCCTTATGATTTTACAAATTCACAACAAATAGCTAATTTCACTGGCGGCACTAACAACACATTTTATCAAGGAGTAGCATGGAGTTATTCGGGAAAATATGTATTTGCTGGATATGCATTTGCTATAAATAATTCCAATTGTGTCAACGTAATAGAGTGTAGTACTCCGTTTGATCTCAGCACTGGCACAAGGGTAGGTAGTTTTAGAATGGGCACTGTTTCTAATGCTTTAAACGGATTAGATTATGCATACGATCCTAGCACAGGTTATCATTATCTTGTATGTTGCACTTATGCAGGTACTTATGTAACTGTTAGAAGATGGAACTAATATAATGGGAATGCGATACGGAAAACCTAGTATAGCAAGTGTATTTGACGATGTAAAGTTTTGGGCAAACTTTCCTCAAGAATATGCACGTAACGGTAATTGGAACAATTTTTATGATGCTGGTCAAGGTTTGAGAATTGATCAAATAAACAGTTTTAGTTCAACAACAAATTTACCAAATCTTGGAACTAACTTTAATTGCCCAAATTTTAATGGTAGTGTTTATTTTAGATGTAGTGAAGCAGCTGGAACAAAAGTTGACATGGCTGGCGGTACTACACTTGTTATGTGGTTAAAAAGTTTTGACATGACAGAACGTGATACAATTTTTGAAAAAAATGGAACAAATAACAACAGCTATAGACAAGAAATTGCTTGTACATGGGAAACTGGTGAAACTATCAGTTGGTACAGTAGACCGGGCAACTATGATTATGGTAGTACTGCAAGTATAGGTACTAATGGAGATTGGAAAATGGTTAGTATAAAAATGACCACTGCAAAAATTAGCGGTACTAATCGTGCAGGATATTACAGTATAGACGGTGCTAATTACGTACAAAATTACACAGCACGAAGCACAGATCCTCCAGCTCAAGCTGGCGAATTACGCATGGGTACTGGATATGCAGGCGCAGTAGAAGGCGGATCAATGAGTCAATGTTTAGTGTGGGATAGAGAACTAACAAATACAGAAATCAACCAAGTATGGGAAAGTACTAGAAGCTGGCACGGCAGATAAATACACATAGATATTAGGAAACGCAAATGGCAAACAGTGATAAAAATATTGTAATTACACCACAAAGAAATGCAGGTGGTTTACCTAGCATTGTGTTCACAGGATTTGATAACGATCCTATAACACAAAACGTACTAGATGACAACAGCCTAAGTTGGGAAAGTTCTGCTGGACAACTGTTCAGTATTACACCTAGTTTAACAGGCACTATCTTCAGTGTTAACGATGTATCAGGTGTTCCAAGCATTGAAGTTGAAGACAACGGTTTGGTTAAATTAGCACCGTTTGGAGGTAACGTTCTTATAGGTAGCACAAGTGACAATGGCGCTGCAAAAATGCAAATCACTGGCAACTTTACTGCCACAGGCGAAGTTACAGCATACTACTCAGACGAACGTTTAAAAACTTTTAAAGGAACTATATCAAATGCACTTGACAAAGTTAAAAGTCTAAACGGATATCTATATACAGAAAACGAAGTTGCAAAAAGTTTAGGATATAATAATGAAGACACTCAAGTAGGAGTGAGTGCCCAAGAAGTTGAAAAAGTTTTGCCAGAAGTTGTTGCACCTTCTCCACGTGATCCTCAGTATCTTACAGTGAAGTATGAAAAACTTGTACCATTGCTTATCGAAGCTATTAAAGAACAACAGCAACAAATAGATGAATTAAAAAATACCATTAATGAGTTAAAAAGCAGTTGACCTGTGGTATATATTATGTTAGTATAACGATAAACTAGGAAATAAGTATGGCATTACCAGCAACGGGCAGCACAATTACAATGAGTCAAGTACGAAACTATTTTGGTAGTAGTACTACTCCTATTTTGTTACGTGCAACGCTTGGAGCATTTATTGGTATATCATCAGGACAGATTTCTCTTAGTGATTCTTTTGGTGGATACTATACACCAGCAACATAATCAGGAGCAATACATGAAAACATTATACGAAGTCTTGAATGTAGACTTAGCACAAGAATTTACCAAAGCTCGTAAACGTGCTGTGCTTGCAACAATTGAACTAGAAGCACAGACAGAGATTGAAGCAAACAAAGCCATTGACGAACTGGACATTCCAGAAGACGACGATCGTTACCATTGGATCCAAATTTTTGGACGTAAAATGGGAGCAGATTTAATCACTATTGGTAAAGTACAACCCGAACACATGTTAGGTGCTAGTGCATTACCAGCAGAAGATTTTAACGAAGCAGTAAAAATCTGCACTGCAACAGCACGTTCAATCAATGATGCAACAGTTGAAGCAGAAAAAGAATTTGCACAAGAATCTATGCCACAAACACTTTAAGTAAATGAAAATTGCTCTTTGCATTCCTGCTAGAGATACTGTGCATACTGTATTTGCACAATCTCTAGCAAACATCACTGCCTATCTAACAAAGCAAAATATAGATTATAGTTTGCATTTTGTTTTAGGTAGCGTAATTGCAAACAGCAGAACACAACTAGTAAACGAAGCACTTGAGGCAAATGCGGACTATATACTTTGGCTTGACAGTGACATGTATATTCCAGTTACAATCTTTAAAAAACTTTATGCACACAAAAAAGATATTATAGCATGTACATATAGCACTAGATACAAACCTTATAGCAACGTTGCATTTATGGACTTTAATAATCCACCTACTAAACTAAATGCAAATAAAGGTTTACATGAAGTATTTGCTGTAGGTATGGGTTGTATGCTTGTAAAAACTGATGTTTATAAAAATTTACCTAAACCTTGGTTTAATCATGCTTACAACGAAGAGCTTGACGACTTCTCAGGAGAAGATATATGGTTTTGTAAATTAGCAGCAGAACATGGATACAAGACATATGTTGATTGTGATACAAGTAATATGTTAGCACACGTTGGAACAAAAGCATTTAAATTAGAGGATATTCAATGAAAGTATTAGATAAGTTTGAACTCTATGGAAGAAATTTACACAATGGTCAAGATTATTTAAAAAATCATTTTCTTAAAAAATATCCAGTTGTATATTCTGAAGAAGAAATTGAAGACTGGCAAGGGTATCAAGATTATGTATGGCTTGTTAATCCTGATGCAAATTTATTAAACGGATTTCCGTGGTACTACAGACCAAAAAAAGATGAAGAACCAGCAATACACGCATTTCCAGAAATATACAAAGACAGTAAAAAAGTTAAAACTTATGAAAGTGTAAGGCTAATTCCAACAGAGCCTGGCAGCTACAAAGTTAAAAAAGGACAATACATATCTAGCATATATGATATCTACCACGGTAGAGAAAAGTTTGATTATTTTTATGTAAACACTCCTGAAGATATTTTAGAAGCACAGAAAAATAGTACAACAGATTTATTTTGGGCAGTTCCTAGTAACGTTGTAATTAGAGACAGTTTTAAGTTTAACTACAAACCAGACTACTGGAGTTTAGATAATATTCATGTGTTTGGAAATGGTAATAGTGAAACATTTGATGGGGTATGTTTAATACCAAAAAATTATAATTTTACAAAAAACGAATTAGATTACAGATTTTATGCAAACAAAAAAGAAGTAAAAATTATAGCAAGTGATCCTATTCCGTATCAAAAATTTACTGTTGACAATTATAATGATTACAAAGAAGCATTACTACATTGCCAAACAGAAATGTTTTGGGCAATTCCTAGTGATGTTGAAGTAGCATCCGATTTTGACTTTAATTATCATGTTCCATATCAAAATAAAGGTATTGTACAAGTATTTTTAAATGGTGAGCATAGAGACGGTATCGTATTATTACCTCGAGACAAAAAAATTAGCGAACGTGAAATTGAACACAGATTTTATGTTACAAAAAACGAATTGGATATTATAGCAAGCTATCCTAAAAGTTTTAAGAAGTGGACAGTAAACAATTACAAAGATTATATGAATGCTTGTAATGATGTAAAAGAAGATATGTTTTGGATGATTTATCCCGATCTTGATATTAATGAAAACTTTAATTTTAATTTTTATATTAGTCATCATGATCAATTTAATAGAAAAATACACCATGTATTTAAAAATCAAAATTATTATGATGGTATAGCATTAATAAGCAAAGATATTAGGATTAGTAGGAAAGAATTTGAATACAGATTTTTTGCACATAAAAAAGAACACAACATTATAGCAAGTAAACCCCAACCTTATGATATTGTTTTTATAAGTTACAACGAACCTAATGCAGATAAAAATTTTGAAAAACTTAAAAAACAATTTCCAGATCGAGCAATACATAGGGTTCACGGCATTGAGGGAATTCACCAAGCTCACAAATATGCAGCTAAGATAGTTGATACTGAAATGTTTTGGGTAGTTGATGGCGATGCTGATATTTTAGAAACTTTTGATTTTGACTATCAAATTGCACACTATGATGTAGATGGTAAAAAAACTGTTCACGTTTGGCGCAGTTTTAATCCAGTAAACAATTTAGTTTATGGTTATGGTGGTGTAAAATTATTGCCTACTAAATTAACACAAAACATGGATGTTACAAAAACAGATATGACTACAAGTATTAGTAATAAATTCAAAGGTATTGAAACTATGAGCAATACCACAGCGTTTAATACAGATCCATTTAATACCTGGAAGAGTGCATTTAGAGAATGCGTTAAATTATCTAGTAAAATTATTGACAGACAAAAAGATGACGAAACTGAATTTAGATTAGATGCATGGTGTACAAGAGGAGAAGACAAACCGTTTGGAAAATATGCCATAGCAGGAGCAATTGCCGGACGTGAATACGGAAGTACAAATGTAGATAATCAAATAGCATTATCTAAAATAAATGATTTTGATTGGTTGCACAATCAGTTTGCTAAATTAAATGAGCAACTTGAATAATAGTTTCTACTTTGGTTTTATTTGTTTTACTACGCAGTGTATTTAATAATCCAGTGTGCAAAGGTTTTGGCCATTTGTTAAAACTACACCAACAATAACCACTGTGTTCAAAATTTAGTGTGGGAATAAATTCGTTTTCAACAACACATAGATATGTATGGAAGTTAAAATGTTCATCATTGCTTACAAAACTTTCTAATGGTATAGTTTTTTTAATTTTTACTGTACCAATTTCTTCATCAATTTCTCTTTGCAAACCTTCCCAAAGTGTTTCGCATCCTTCATTTTTTCCACCAACTAAGCCCCAGCAATTACCATTGGTGCCTTTTTTATTTCTATATAATAGGAGAAATCTCTTGGTGCTTAAACTATAAAATAATGCGCCACTGCAAATAATTTTATTCATAAAAATACTTATTTTAAAGTATTATACTCCAAGTACCTTTTGGATAATAACCATCAATGCTTTCAACCCAATCTTCACCTTGGTAAACATATTGGACTCCGGTATTTAAGTTTGTAGTAAATATAGGAGTTGTGTATTCACTTGCATCATATACAACTTGCCATTTAGAACCAGTCCATTCTACTATGTCGTTCTGGTCAGCAAAAAAGTCTGTGCCATCATTATTTTTCCAAGCGTCTGCTCCGTCATCATTGAAATGTAGTGTATATTTTACAGCATTGTCAGGCGTTACATTTTCATCTAATATTATAGACAACAAGCCACCAATGTTTTGTACACTAGCACTAACACTTTCTCCATCTACTGTAACTTCAATGCTTGTAACTTTATCAGCTAACCACCAACTTTGCTGATAAAAGTATAACTTATCTTCATCTGTCCTATAAAACAAATCTCCCTTTGTAGGAGAGCCAGGAAACGATGTACCGCTTGTAACACCATCTGGTTTTTCTATATCATTAATATAATATTCTATGTAAGTATCAATACGATTTGTTGTTCCAGTTGGTGTATAATTTCTTACCGCTGCATTACCTATAACGTCTAACACCAATATCCTTACTCCACTGGTTTTAATAGTTGTTGGATTAAATGTACGAGGATTTATAATATAATCAACCGTGCCGTATTGTGCAGGATTGCGAGAAGGACCTTCTATCAGAGTATTACTAGGAAGAGTGTCTTCGTCGTAATCAATAAACAATTCTGTTGTATCGCTAGGATTTATTTCAATAGTTCCTCTAACTGGTGTGTCAAAGTAAGTTCTACGTAATTCTATCTGACTAATATTTGGTTCATATTGTGAAGGCAATTCTGCTTCCATTACATCTAACCAATGTGCATCTGGCTTGTATAATAACTTGTTTGTAGCTAATAATGCTAATCCGTTGTTTACATCTATACCATATTGTCTATAAGATGTAACGTGCGGATTGAGCTGTACACCTAATCCTGTTGCTTCTGGAATGTAATCAGGATCTGGAGTAAAACCGTCAAGTTCTAAAGTACCTGTGTCAGAGTTTATTATACCTGTAATAATTTTTGTAATAATACCTAATTTTTTGACTTTAGCAGGTGGAGAAATATAAATTGGAGCAGTAAAACTCATTGTACATATATCAATTTCACTTTCTGTTCCTACAGGTACACTACGTGAACTAAAAGTTATATCCTCCATAAACAACACTGTCAAACTTGTCCAGTCTACATAATTGTCGTTTGTTTGAAACTCTAAACTTGGATTAAAAAGCATTAATATTTGTTCAAGTATTTGTAATTTTTGATCTGTGCTTGTACTCCACAGGTCAACATTTACACTCAACGTAAAAGGATTAGGATGCAACCTTTCTACAGTATATCCTTTTGCTTGTTGTGCAATATAGCTGTTTGTTTCTTCATCAAATTGTTTTTCACGTAAATTTACTTTACTCACAAAACTACTATCACTGGTACGTGTCCTGTCCATTTCTAAACCAGTGATATAAACTGCCATACGAGGAGCACTTGGAATTTTGTTTTCACTATTGTCACGCATAATACTAGCAACTTGTCTTGTAAGGTCACCATAAGTTACCGGAACTTGTCTAAGATCACCATCACCGTCTTTATAACTAAAGTTACTAAAAGCACGTACTATTTGTGTAACATAACGTCTTACTTGACCATCATAAAAATATTGCATCAGTTATCTGCCTTTGCTTTTAGAGCTTTACTTAGTGCTTGTCTTTCTACAACAACTTCTCCACTAATTTCGTTTACTGTGCTATTATTAATAAACGTTCCAAGTTGTGTATTACGTGTATCTGTATTAGAAAGTTCTGCTCTAACATTATCTTCAATTTTAGTCCAACCACTGCCGTTGTACCTAAATAATCTATTTGGCAATAAATCTGTCCTTAAAAAATAATCTCCGTTTTCTGATAAAGGAGGAAAACTACTTCCTACACCAAAAGGTGATCCATTTGGTGGAATACCATCTCCTACTAAATATCCTAAATAACCACTTGCTAATGGAGTTTCATAAATTACATCAGCAGTAATGCCACTTGATACATCTATATTATCAACATCTACACTTACAATACTAACACTAGCATCGTCGTTAACTTGCACAGTATAAAATTGTTGTGTTGCATAACCAGCATATTTGACATCGTCGTTTGCTTGTGCAATTACAGCATCATTAATTTGCATTTCTATTTCGAATGTTGACATAATATCTCTTAGCGTCTTATCGCTATTTTCAGCAGCAGGTAAATCTAAAATATCTTTGTATTCTTGTCCATCGTAAATTTGTTTTACTTTTAATCTGTATAAGTGTGGATACCAAGTTTGTGAGAATCCTTCGCTTGCTCTTGTTACGTCTTCGATCACATAAAATCTTTTAAGTGCTATTTCTAAATCATTAGCAGCATATTCATCGATTAAATGTGGTAATTCAATTACATCGCCTGGCATAAGTTTTCTACCAATAGTTTTTACACTACTGTTTATATGTACTGTTAAAAACAATGTATCGTTGCTGAGGAATAATCCAAATTGACTTAAATCAAAATCGTTATCTTGTACATTGTAGTGACCACGTACTACATAAACATCTCTGTCATATTTTCTGTCTCTGTTTTCTAAAAACAACAAGTCCTGAATGTTTGTAGATTTTACAGAATCGTATTGAGGTTGGTCTGCTGTGGCATCAGCATCTGATGGATTTTTTGGACCTAAATATTTGTGAATTACAAAATCGGTACCACCTACAGTAAACATTTCATAGATAGTGTTATCTAAGAAAGTGTAGTCTTTTGATTTTTGTGGTCTATATAAACTTAGCTTTGGCATACACATATTTATCGATAAATACTTTTGGAGACAAACTATGAGTAATACTACCGCATACCAAGAAATTTATGATTATGTTGAAACCTTTTTAGGCGGAGGCATGATTGATGTTGAACTAGATCCTGCACATTATAAAACTGCTTTAGGCAAAGCATTAAATAGATACCGTCAAAGAACTGAAAATGCAGTAGAAGAAAGTTACATTACAATTGGTTTTGAACAAGACAAAAACGAATATACACTTCCTAACGAAATAATTGAAGTAAGAAAAATTTATAGACGTAGTGTTGGTAGTAGACTAGGTGGTAGTGCAGATGGTGGCAGTTTATTTGAACCATTTAATCTAGCATACACAAACACTTATCTGTTAGCAGGTAGTGGTATTGGTGGTCTTGCAACTTATGATTTCTTTGCTCAACAACAAGAACTTGTTGGTCGTATGTTTGGTAGTTTTATTGAATTTACATGGAATACAAGTACAAAAAAATTAACAATACTTCAGCGTCCAAGAGCAGATGAAGAAGTTTTATTATGGTGCTATAATTATAGGCCCGATTTTGAAATTTTAAAAGATTACAAAGCTAATCAATGGGTAAAAGATTATACACTAGCAAGTTGTAAGTATATGTTAGGCGAAGCACGTAGTAAATTTAGCACAATAGCTGGACCAGGCGGTGGCACTACATTAAATGGTGATACATTAAAAGCAGAAGCTCAAGCAGAAATGGAAAAACTTGACAATGAATTAGCTACTGCACTAGCAGGTGGTACAGGTTACGGTTTTATTATTGGTTGACAATAATTATTTTTTATTGTAAATTAAACTTATGAATAAAAAGAAGCTGTTGGTAATCGGACATGGCAGACACGGCAAAGATACTGTCTGCGAAATACTCAGAGACAAATATGGATATAGTTTTGAAAGTAGCAGTGCGTTCTGCTCTAAACTGTTTATCTACGATTTGTTAAAAAAGAAATATAACTACGAAAGCGAAGAAGAATGTTACGCCGATAGACATAACCACAGAACTGAATGGTATAATGCTATCAGTGATATGAACAAACGTGATGCTGCAACATTAGGCAGAGCTATCTTCAACGAGCATGATATTTATTGTGGACTTAGAAACAAACGTGAATATTTTGCTATGCGTAACACAAATGTTTTTGATTATGCTATTTGGGTTGATCGCAGTGACTACTTGCCAAAAGAATCTATAGATAGTATGACACTAGAACCGTGGATGGCTGACTTTTATTTAGATAATAATGGCACACTCGATGATTTAAAGTTTTGGATAGATCAATTGTACAACGGTCAGTTAAGTACGTAGATAACCGCCCAAAACCACCATTTTCTCCTCAGATCAGCTAAATAATAATAGAAAGTATTATCCATGAGGAGAAAAAACAATGGCACTAACATCACCTGGTGTTCAGGTTAGCGTTATCGACGAGAGTTTCTATACTCCGGCAGAACCTGGTACAACACCTATTATTTTTGTAGCAACAGCTGAAAATAAATTAAACGGCGGCGGCACAGGCGTAGCACCTGGTACGTTAAAAGAAAATGCAGGTAAAGTTTACCTGATGACATCGCAAAGAGATCTTGTAGAAACATTTGGAGATCCAACATTTGTTACTGACGTAAACAATAATGTTGTACAAGGCGGTGAACAAAATGAATACGGATTACAAGCTGCATATAGCTATCTTGGCGTAAGCAACAGAGCATATGTAGTAAGAGCAGATGTAGACTTAAACAGTCTAAATGCTAGTTCAACACCAACAACCGCAAATCCAGAAGACGGAACATGGTGGGTAGATACACAAACAACAGAATGGGGTATTTTTGAATGGGATGGTTCAGCAGCTACAACTGAAACAGGTCAAACTTTTATAGCAAAAACTCCTCGTGTAATTACTGATACAACAGACTTAGTTGGTGGAGATGCAACTGGTATTCCAGGTAGCTGGGTAGGACAAAAAGGCGACTACGCAGTTGTAGCAACAACTAATCTAATTAAAATTTATTACAAAAATGTAGACGATACATGGGTACTAGTTGGAGGCCCTGATTGGAGTGGAAGTATTCCATCAGTTGAAGGTAGTATAGCAATTAGTTCAACAATCGGAAACATTGGAGATACTTTCGTTATTAATGCTAGTGACAGCAGTGCTGAAGCAGTTCAAATTACTTTGACAGGAAATACATTATCATCACTAGTAAATGACATTAACAATGCTGCTATCGGTGGTGTAACAGCAGAAGCAAGAAATAATAAACTTGTATTGTTGAATGATCGTAGTACAAGTGATACAATTCAACTAGTTGACGGCGCAGGACAACCTCTTGCAGCAGCTGGTATCGAAGAAGGATTTTATCTTGCACCAAAAGCTCAAATCAGTAAGCATACGGATGTACCATTATTTAAAACAAATGATAGTGATACTAGACCGAGCGGCAGTGTATGGATTAAAACAACTAATCCAAACTTAGGTGCTGATTGGAGAGTAAAACAATTCAACGGTGATACAGAAATTTGGAACAGAGTTGACTCACCGATTTATGCATCTAATCACAGCGCAATTTACGCACTTGATAGAAGCGGCGGCGGTGCAAATATTCCAGTTGGAACAGTATACATTCAATCTAATGCTACTGAGTCGGTAAATGACAATGCCAACTTTAAAGTATTTGTAAAACGTGCGGGTGGTGCTACTACTATTACTAGTGCAAAAATCACTGCAAGCACATTTGCAAGTGGTCCGTACAACATAACAATGCAAGAAAGTTTGAAATCACAAGAAGCATTAGACAGTGCAAAAACAGTTAGTTTTACTGCAACAGGACAAACTAGCGATGCACAAGAAATGGCAGCAGCAATTAACGCAGCAGGATTTACCAACATTGTTGCAAGTGTAGATTCTCAAAATAGAGTTACAATTACACACACAATTGGCGGTGAAATAAGACTTACAGATACTAGCAATGCTATGACATTTGCAGGATTTACTCCATACAATGCTACAGCAAAAACTGGTACACAAAACTTATATTGGCAGCCGGGTGAAACAGATAGTGATCCTGAAAAACTACTTGTAAGTTTGTGGTCACCATTAGTTTATACTGCAAGCGATGATGCACCAACAGCATTAGCAGAAGATGGGGCACTATGGTACAGCAGCACTATTGATGAAGTTGATATGTTGGTACACAATGGATCAACATGGGTTGGTATTAATCACTCGTCAAGTCCATATTATAATGTAGATAGTGGGCAAGCACCTGATCCAGTAGGTCCAATTGTAAGTGCTACAGAACCAGAAAATGGCGATCGTTCAGATAGCGGCAATTTAGTTACAGGCGATATTTGGGTTAGCACAGCTGATTTAGAAAATTATCCTCAAGTGTACATATACAATGCAACACTAAGTAAATGGGTACTAATTGATAATACAGATCAAACAACAGAAAATGGTATTCTTTTTGCAGATGCACGTTACAACACAAGTGGCGCTAACAGCGACGAAGCAGGCGAAATTGAAGATCTAAACGCAAGCAATTACTTAGATCCAGATGCTCCTGATCCTGCATTGTATCCAAAAGGCATGCTGTTGTGGAACCTACGTAGAAGTGGATTTAATGTAAGACGCTTTGAGCGTAATTATATAAACACAGCAGATGATAATGCTCGCTTTAGCGATGAAGCAATGGAAGCATATTATCCGCATCGTTGGGTAACTGAATCAGGTAACCAAGCAGACGGCAGCGGAACGTTTGGACGCAAAGCACAGCGTAAAGTTGTTGTACAAGCATTACAATCGTTAATGAACAGTAATCAAGATATACGTGATGATGAATCAAGAACATTTAACTTAATTGCTTCTCCAGGTTATCCAGAACTAATTGGTGAGATGATTACATTAAACTTTGACAGAGGCTTGACTGCGTTTGTTGTAGGTGACTCGCCAATGCGTTTAACACCAGACGCTACAAGTTTAGAGAACTGGGCAACTAACCAAAATCTTGCAGTTGAAGATAACGACAATGGACTAGTTACTAGCGATGAATACTTAGGTGTATATTATCCAAGCGGTTACACAAGTGACAATGTAGGAAACAATGTTGTTGTTCCAGCTTCACACATGGTACTACGCACATTTGCACTTAATGACCAAGTTGCTTATCCATGGTTTGCACCAGCAGGTACAAGACGTGGCGGAGTTACAAATGCTTCAAGTGTTGGATATATCAATGCAGAGGATGAATTTGTAAGTATAGCACTAAACGAAGGACAGCGTGATACACTGTATAGAAATAATGTTAACCCAATTACATTCCTAAACGGTGCTGGACTAGTTGTATTTGGTCAAAAAACCCGTGCAAGAAACGCAAGTGCGCTAGACAGAGTGAACGTTGCAAGACTAGTTGTGTACTTACGTAGTCAGCTTAATCAACTTGCAAAACCATATCTATTTGAACCAAACGATAAAATCACACGTGATGAAATCAAACAGCAAGTAGAGAGTTTGATGATTGAACTAGTTGGTCTTAGAGCACTATACGACTTCTTAGTAGTATGCGATGAGACAAATAATACACCGGCTAGAATCGATAGAAACGAGTTGTATGTAGATATAGCTATCGAACCTGTAAAAGCAATTGAATTTATTTACATTCCGTTGCGTATTAAAAACACAGGAGAGATCGCAGGTCTATAAAAAATTGGGGTCAAGGAAACTTGGCCCTAATTAGATAAATACTTGTGTATTAAGGAGAACAGTAGATGGCAATCTCAACATTAACAAAAATTTCGGTTCCGTTAGCAAACGACAACAGTGCAAATAGCCAAGGTTTGCTAATGCCAAAATTACAATATCGTTTTAGAATTACACTAGAAAACTTTGGTGTAAGTGCTGAAACTCAAGAACTTACAAAACAAGTTGTAGAAGCGACTCGTCCTACACTTAGTTTCGATCCAATGACGCTTGACGTATACAACTCACGTGTATACTTAGCAGGTAAACATACTTGGGATACAGTTACAGTTCAATTGAGAGATGACGTTAACGGTAATGTACAAAAATTAGTTGGTGAACAATTACAGAAGCAATTTGATTTCTTTGAACAGTCGAGTGCAGCATCTGGAATTGATTACAAATTCACACAACGTATTGAAATCTTAGACGGCGGCAATGGTGTAAACACTCCAAATGTATTAGAAACTTGGGAACTATACGGTTGTTTCTTAACAAATGTTGATTATGGTACACTAAACTATGCAAATAATGATGCTGTACAAGTTGGATTAACTATCCAATATGATAATGCAATCCAATCACCAGTTGGAACAGGCGTAGGGTCATCAGTTCCTAGAAATACTAGCACGTTAACAACAGGTGGCGGTAGCTAATTAAGATAAGAGATTGTCAACAAGAAAAGGAGCACATGCTCCTTTTTTTTGTGAGATAAATATAGTATGTCCAGTTTTATAGCAAATTATTTTGACAATTTTAGTAATGCGTTAGGAAATCCTAAAGGAAATCTTGGCGACTTTGCACATGCTAGTGCTTTATATATTAGAAACAATTTACGTCTTACACCTAAAGTAAAATTTTTATATCATGTTGTTTTTGATGTAAACAGATCGGCATTATTAGAACTGGGAGTATATGACCAATTACAAAAAAATGAATTTAATTTGCTTGTAGAATCAGCAAGCATGCCTAGCTATACATTTGATACAAACACACTCAATATGTACAATAGGAAAAAAATTATTCAAACAAAAGTAAATTATGATCCAGTTGAATTTGTGTTTCATGATGACAATGCTGGTCTTACAACATTACTTTGGGAAAGTTATTTTAGATGGTACTATCAAGATCCAAATTATGCTTCAACAACTAGTTTTGGACAACCAGATACGAGTGTGCCATTGCCTTACAACAATTCTCCAGTAAATCATTACAAGGGTGAATTTGCTAACACATACAATCACGGATTAGACAGACGCAGAAACTTCAATGTTCCTTTCTTTAATAGTATTACAATAAATCAATTACACAGTACAAATGTAAACAATGTGTATACAAGTGTTACATTGGTTAATCCTATGATAGAACAATTTAGTCACGATAGAGTAGAGCAAAGCGCAAGTGGATTTATGACAAACACAATGAGAATAGGTTATGAATCTGTTGTTTATGGAAGAGGTACAACAGGACAAGATAATCCTGCTGGTTTTGCCAATCCGGCCCATTACGATGTCACACCAAGTCCTTTAACAATACAAGGCGGAGGTGTTGCAAATATTTTTGGCAGAGGTGGTTTAGTTGACGGATTTACAAGTATATTTAGAGATATAGAATCTGGTAGATTTGATTTAGGTACAATTGCAAATATAAAAAATACAATAGAAATAGCCAATACTTTGGATATCAATAATGTATCGGACATAATTAATAGTACAGAAGGACAAGGAATACAAGCGGGAATATTAGATGCACTTATTTTAGGTGCTATTGATGCTACTTTTCCTACTAATAACAATAATGGACAACTAACAAACACATTTACTTCAGGACAAGGATTACAACAATCAAATGTGTCAAGAACAGAAAGATTAAATGCACTACAGAATAATCAAAATTTACTTGACGAAGTTAGCTTCCAAGTTTTTAGATTAGAAGCAGGAACATCAAATTCAGGCAATATTCAAGACATGAAAGATATTTGGAACAGTCTTAGTCCAATAGGAAAACAAGAATACTACCAAAGGACATTAGATTCGGTATGAGCAGCTTAGAAAATATAAACTCAAAAGAAAAAATTCAAGTATTTTTTGATACATACTTTGATAAAAAAATTGAAATAAGTGCAAACAAAGTTGATGCAACAGTAGGTTTTTTTAAAGATAGAGGGTTTGAAGAACAGGCTGCATTAAGTATTAGTGCAATTCTTTTAGAACAATCTATAAAAGACAAAATAGACATTTTTAAAGTTTTAGATACACTCAAAGTATTTGACAAAATTCAATTATCTGGAATAGTGGCAAAAATACTAAACACAAATCGAAGTGCTGTTAGTTTATTAGGTATAAAAAGCGAAATAAAAACAACAACTATAGAAGCTAGAAATGTGGTATACTAATGCCGAGATTTGCACAAGGAAAGTATAATCTCAAAAACCCTGAAAAATACATAGGAGGTAAACACCCTACTTATAGAAGTAGTTGGGAATTTATGTTTATGAGATTTTGTGATACAAATAATAATGTTAGTAAATGGGCAAGCGAATCAATAAAAATACCTTATAGAAATCCATTAAGTGGAAAATTTACTATATATGTTCCTGATTTTTTTATTGTGTATATAGATAAAAACGGTAAAGAAAATGTTGAACTTATAGAAGTAAAACCAGCAAATCAAACCACACTTGAAAAAGCAGGGCGCAGTAGAACTAATCAGCTTCATTATGCAGTTAATCAAGCAAAATGGACAGCAGCAAGAGCATGGTGTAAACAAAAGGGTATAAATTTTAGAATTATAAATGAGGGAGATATTTTTCATCAGGGTAAGCGTAGATGAGTATAAGTTGTTGGTATTTGCAAAACGGTGTGTATATGGACCATACTCATCTTGGATACAGAGTTGCTCCTTGTTGTCAGTACAGTAGTGATGAGATTATTACAGTAGAAAGGCCTGAAGATATTTCTAATCACAGTTTAATCAAAAAAATAAAAACAGATTTTGAAAATGATATTAAGCATAGTGGATGTAAATTATGTTGGAATAATGAAAATATCACGAAAGAATCATATAGAACTAGAATACCAAAAATTAGTCCTAAAGGAAAGTACGAAAATTGGGATATCCGTCCAAGTAATATTTGTAATATAAAATGTGTTATGTGCAGACCTGAATGCAGTAGTAAATGGTACGAAGATATAGATATTTTTTCAAAGTATAGAGGCGGTAAAAACATAATAGAAAAACTACAATCAAAAAAAGAATTTGATTGGGACTACGTAAAAACTCATGCACCTAATAATGCCTATAGTATATATATTGCAGGAGGAGAACCACTGTACGATAAAAAAGTTTTTGATTTTATAAATTATCTATCTAATTTTGATTGGAATCTAAAAAACACTTGGTTGCGATTTAATACAAATGGTATAAGTTACACCGACAAATGGGATACTGTATTGAGTAAATTTGAAAAAGTTTTTTTTATAGTAAGTATGGACGGACTTAACGAAGTAGATGAATACATAAGATTTCCAACTAACTATAATGAAAAATTGAAACAAATGAAAATTTTTAGCAAAAGAGAAAATTATCATTACGGTGTAAATGCAACTATAAGTGCATTAAATTTTCCTAATATTAATAGTCAAATTAAAAAATATTATCGTCGTATAGGATTAAACACATTAACTGATCCTGATTTTTTACATATTAACAGCTTAAAACCTAAAATAATAGAAAAGGTAAAAAAATCAGCAACTAATCCTTATATAATAGACATGGCAAACAACTACAAATATAATGATGAAAATAATAAAAAAATGAAAGCGTATTTACAAGATTTAGATAAAAAGAGAAATACAAATAGTAAATCTGCGTTACCGTGGTGTTGGAAATAATATGCATTGTTGGCATCTTGAGCATGGATTACATTTAGATTTAACTGTGCATGGATATAGAGTAAGTCCATGTTGTCAGTTTAACTCTACAGAATATTTTAATGTTGATCATCCTAGTAAAATACATGATCACAACCTAATTAAAAATCTCAAAAAAGACTTTGAAAATGACATCAAAAATCCCGGATGTAACAGTTGTTGGACACAAGAAAAACTAACAGGACATTCAAAAAGATTAGACGCTCCTGATACAAAATTATGGAAAGATACACAAGTATGGGATCTACGTCCTGGTAACCTATGCAACTTAAAATGTATTATGTGTATGCCGCATTTAAGTACAAAATGGTACGAAGATGTTGATATCTGGACAAAATATAACACTAAATTTGATATAAATCAAATAAAAAATAAACAAAGTTTTGATTGGGATTATGTAAAAGAACATACTGCAAACAAAGCAAGGAAAATATATATTGCTGGTGGCGAACC